TTTTTTCGTTTCCGCAGTCACATTTACATTTAAAATAAGCACCTGCTGCGGTACAATGAGTAGGCTTGGGCACTTGCTCTATTACTAACAAGTGCCCGAAGCGTTGCCCTACTATATTTTTGACTCCGCGCTTATTATATTTTTCTTGTGTTTTACAACCACAACTGGTCGCTTTCCCATTTCTTAAAGATTGAGAAGGGAATGCTTTTTCTGCTCCACAAGAACATCGACACATCCAAAAAGCGCAAGAATATGATTTATCTTTTGGTTTTTCTGTTTGATATAAAACAGTTAAGTCTCCAAACTGTTGACCTGTTAAATCTATTACTTTACTCATTATTTTTCTCCTTTTACTTGTCTTCTATTATTAAGTAGAAAAATAATAAACAAGTTATAGAAAATTAAGACTTTCTACTATAGGTTTTTATATATCCATTTTCATCTATACTTATTATTTGTTCTACTAATGGATGTGGAGTGTTACGATATTTTTTACAAATAAAATTATTTTCTTTGCGGATACCTGTTACAATAATTTTATTACCGCGCGCGAGCATACTTTTTTCAACCACTTTCTTTGTTCCATCTGGTCGCTTTTCTGAAATCTGTTTATCATAATGAGTAAATGCATCACCAAAAATCTTTACCGTTACTACTCCACTTGTTGTCAATAAAGTTACTGTTTTCTTTGCTTTATCTTTATCTAAAACTGTACCTGCAATTCTATGAATTCTATACAATGGAATTTTCTTTCCCGTATCCTTTGCTCTAAATTCATAACTAACTTCTGGCTCTTCAGAAAGCTTACTATAATCACTTAATCCATATAAACCATTTTTTAATTTCTTCAATTCATGTTCGTGAATATAACAAGAAATTGAATCCATTTCCCATTTACTTATATTTCCTTCACAATATTTATCCCACAAATCATTTCTTAATCTTACATTTACACTATTCAAAAGCTCTTCATTGTTCTTTTGAATAAATGGACGAATTATATCCATTTGCTTTTTATAAATTTTATCCCAATCGGTTTGTTTAATTAAGAATATAAATTCATTTTCAACTGGAATTAATAAATCCATATCAAAATTATTTGAATAAAAGTTTAATGCAATATTATTCAAACCATAATAATTGTCCACTTTAAACTTTTTCAAATATTTATTAAAATTATAAACTCTACACTGAAAATCATATTCATTCGGAATTAAGTTAAATTCCATTAACATCTTCATGTTCTGAAGTGTAATTCTCTTCTTTTTATCACTAATTAAATCAATATATTCACCCATAGCTTTTATACGGTCGGCGCCATATAAATTATCAAATGCTCCTGATTTAATTAAGTTAACCATTTGAGGCTTATTAATTTTAACTTTACTAATAAAATCAGATATACTATTATAAGGTCTGTTTTCAATAATCTGTTTAACTATATCATCGCCAACCTTATTAATACCACTTAAACCATAAATAATTTTATTATGTTCTACATCTGGTGAAAAGGTATACTTCGATTTATTGATATCCGTAGCTTCAATATCAATTCCCTCACTACTCATCTTACCAATCGCTGTAGCTATTTTACCATAGTTTACTTTGTTAGCTTTTTTCTTCTTTGTGACTTTAGAATCTTCAGTATCTTCTTCTTCCTCTTCTTCTTCGACTTCGTCAAAAATACCGATAGAAGAATCATAAGACTCTTCAACAATCGCAACGTCCTCATCTTCTTCCTCTACTTTTTCGGCACCACCGCTATCAGCTATAAGACATGCACAATCCCACATAATTGTTGGATATTTATATGCCAAATTTAATTCCTGTAATCCAACCAATGAATATGCTAATGTATGCGATAAGTTAAATCCATACCCTCTACTCATTGCTATAAGTACATTCCATACATACTTACATAAATTCTCATCACAACCTTTTTCTTTTGTAACTTTAAAATATTCTTCAGTTAATTTTTCATACTCAGCCGGATTCTTTTTTGCAATTGACTTTCTCAGCTTGTCTGCCCAAGTCAGATTAAAACCTCCTAGTTCTGGAAGCTGAACCAATTGCATAAATTGTTCTTGTGCAATACACAATCCATAAGATACACCCAATACCGGTTCAAGAATCTCTTTAGCCTCGGTGCCAAGTCCATATTTCTTCAGCTCATAATCCCAATCACTTGGATGTGCTTTAAAACGAGCAAGTTTATTAACCGGCATTTCTCCGCCCTTTTCGGTTGCCATCAACCTGATTGCTGAATTAAGAATTGCCAAGTCATCTACTGAAGTTGGTTTCATCGCAGCTATTCCACTTATTCCACTCTGCTTTTCCATCTGGAATAAACTACTAACTTTATGCTCCCAACACATTTTCCACATCTCGGACGCATCTCTTTCAAGATTATATATACCTACTACTTTTTCATATGTATCTTTTAATGTCTTTTCCTTTTCCACATATCCATAATCGCACAACAAATCAAGGCAATTATGAATTTTATCAAGAGCTTCAATTGAAAGAACGTCATACTTAATTAACCCCGTATCTTCTGCATCATGAAGGTCGAATTGAGTCATTATTTCTCCACTTGGCGCCCTCATCAATGCGGTTGAGTTTGTAAACGGTTCATCTACAAATATAACTCCTCCTGCGTGGATTCCACAACCATTTATAAGACCTTCAATTCCCTGTGCTACTTTCCATAATTCTGGATAGTTTTCTTCCATTTCAATTCGGAATTGTTTACTTGCACTAATTCCATTATCTGGGTCACCATAGAAAGTTTGTTTTAACGTTCTAAGCTGTCCTCTATCTGCTTCAATAAATGAAGATAAATATTGTGCTGTATCTACATCAATACCAAGACCTCGCGCGGCTGTAAGAATTGCTGATTTTGATTTTTCGGTTTTGAGAGTTAATACATTCGCAACTCTGTCTTCTCCATATACTTTTCGGAAGTTTTTTAATACGTCAGCTCTGCGGCCGCCCTCGATATCTATATCTACATCGAGAACTGATACACGTTCTGGGTTTAAGAATCTCCAACGCTTTGTCTGGCTCTTTTCTCTTAATGGATTTATTTGTGTAATACCTAACAAATATAACAATATAAATCCTACACCCGAGCCTCGACCGCAACCTACGAGAGTTCCTGCGTCCCAACACGCATCAATTATATTTTGAAGATTTAAGAAATATGCACTCCATCTACTTCCGTTTACTTCCGATGAAACCCATGTATCTTCAAGACATGCATTAATTTCTTCGTAAGTTTGTCTATTATTTAAAGTATTATCATCAGCAATTCTTTCAATAATAGTTTCGGCTAACAATTTATCTTCTTGATATTCTGAATTTAAGAATTTTTCAAGATAAGGAATTTGATAAATATAATAATCTGTTAAATTTTTGTCATATATTGGTGTTTTCCAATTCAGTCTTGGAATTTTCAATGGCTTCATTAATGAATAATCTTCACACTTATCTTTAATTTCTAAAATTGTTTGATAAGCTGATTGAAGAACCTCTTCACCCATTTCTTTTTCCATATATTCACGAATTTCTTCATCACTCATAAGATAAGTTGTCGCATAGAAATCGTCAACTTCTCTATCTCCCTGTTGTGAATTCAGAAATGCTTTATGAATCGGTCTATCTTCCTTTTTCAAATAATGAGCATCATTCGTTATTATGTACTTAATTCCGAACTCGGCGCCCAGCTCAACCAACTTATGATTTACATATATCTGGTCTTTATTAAACGATGGTTGCATTTCAAAATAGAAATCATCTTTACCAAAAATTCCCTGCATCTGCACAATCCATCGTTTAATTAAATCCATCGAAGGCACGCCAGTATCTCTATTACGAATAAGTTGAGTTGGCAGACATCCTCCAAGACAAGCTGTACAACCAATTACATGACCTGGATTCTTTCCAATTATATCTATAAGGTCTTGATAATAAGTTGGAACTCGGCGCATTCTACGTGCCACATAACTTCTATTCCATGCACGCGAAGAGACCTCGCGGATTTGTTTGTGCCCCTCAAGGTCCTTTGCTAATAAAATGAAATGGAAATATCTATCAACATCTTTATTATAATTGTTTGCATTTAAACCATTACGAACAAGATAAATCTCATTTCCTCGTATTAATTTAAAGTTTGGATTATCTTTTTTAATTTTATTATAATACTTTTCTGCTCTAATTGAACTTGCTATTGTATCATGTTCAGTAATCGCTACTACTTCATGTCCGAGTTCGATTGCATAATCCATTAATGATTCTACGGTGTTGATGCTGTCTCTGAGGCGGAAGTTGCTGAAATCAGTGTGGTTCCTCAGTTATGAAGACTACCAGGAAAGGTTAACTGTCCTAATTTCTTCACTATTGCATCACCTCCTTTTCTTCTTTATTTTCTAATATTATTATATCAAAAATTTAATTATTTGTCAAATTAAAAATTGTGAAGTTTCTGGACGTAAATCATCTATTGTAATTTTATTATAGTGCCAATATGGAATACGAATAAGAGGTATATTATGAGTTTTACAATACTCATTTTTAACCTTATCATTTAGTTGATTTTCTTTAAATTTTTCTTCTCCACCCCAATTGAGTGCAACCTCAAAATGTTGTCTACCATCATATTCTATTAAATATTGATTATTGATAAAGAAATCAAACCGTAGTTTTCCACCTCTTAACGGAGAAACCAAATCATCAAAAGTATATTCTTTTAAGTAATTAATATTATATTTTGTTAATAATTGCATAATTTTTAGTTCACCTTTAGAGTTTAAACAACCACAAGATTGCGTGTTTCCAGTGGTTAATGCCCCAGAAGGGACGTAAATTATACTTCCACATTCACACTGACATTTCCAATATCTTTTATGATTTTTAAAATATGCTTCTTCAATTACTGTTAATTTACCAAATTTTTCACCAGGAGATATTGTTTTACTTCGTTCCCTAAATAGTTCTCGTTTTAAACAACCACAACTATTAGTTCTTCCAGATAGTAAATCTTCTGAAGTAACTGTTTTGATATTACCACAATCACATTTACATTCCCATAAAGCGTATCCTTTTTTATTAGCTCCCACATGTTTAAGAGCAGTCAACCTGCCAAAACGTTGATTTGTTAAATCGTTAAATTTATGGTTGCCACAACTAGTGGTTAAACCACGTCGTAAAGCATTACCATTAACAATAGTAATTTTCCCACAATCGCACTGACATTTCCAATAAACCCCTCTATTTATTACATGTTCTGGTATTTTTGCCCTATATAAAACAGTTAATTGCCCAAAGCGTTGACCAGTAAGATTAATCGCATTACCTATAGGTAATTCATCCTCTTGTAAAGATGGGTCGTATTCTATAGCAAAACGCTCTTTTTTCCAACAACCACAACTTTTTACATTACCAGAAGTTAAATTAGCAGCAGACACAATGGTAGTATTGCCGCATTCACATTTACATTTCCAATATGCTTGTTTTTGTTTTATATTGTCTGGTTTCTTAACTCTATATAATGCGGTTAATTTATTAAATTTTTGTCCTCTTAAATCTTTTGCTCGTCCTACTGGAATTTCGTCATCATAAGATAGAGTTAATAATTCCTCTTTTTTAGGCTTATATCTAGAGCAGCCGCAAGATTTAGTGTTACCAGTTCTTAAAGCATTGGAGGTGGTAATTATTTCTTTTCCACAATCACACCTACATTTCCAAGCAACTCTACCATTAATATTTTCTGCTCGTTCTATAACAGTTAATTCACCATATTTTTGCCCTGTTAAGTCTATAAATGCTGACATAATTAAAATACCTTTGTTACATAATATAATTGTAAATCTCTTTTAAGAGATTCATATTCAAGACGAAGCTGGTCTACTTCATTTTTCCATTCTTTGGCTTCATCAATTCTACCTTGTCGATAACCTTCTTCATAAGCTTTATGTAAACCATCTGCAATATTATTTTCATCACAAGTTATTATTGCCATTATTAACTCCTATCAATCCGTGATTAATTTTTCTCTTAAAGAAAAATTCATAGTATGATATTTTTTACGTGTCATATAAATATAGAAATATCCAAATAATGCTCCCACTAATGTTGAATATCCTGCATACAATGGTTGTCCTTGGCAACAAGCTATTACATAGAATTTACAATCGGCTGGTTTATTCATACTTAGCTGTTTCATAATTAAAATCCTAAACTCCCATCTTCAATTTGATAATTAGAAATAAACAGTTGCGGAGTGTAATTTCCCATCCACTCATTCATATTTCCTCTACCAACAACTTCTAATTTAATATTATCATATTTACCTAATTCTTCAATCATATCTTTAGCATGGAACTTCATATATGTAACTCCAAACTTTTCAATTTTAACTGTATCAGAATTTTTTCCCATAACTTTTATATCATTCTTCGTAATATTAATATCCTTTACATGAATAAGTGGCTCAGGATTGTGTTGTCCCCAAATATCTTCATATCCAGTTGTGTCTGTAATAATATCAACTATATCAGAGTCAGCTGCAATTCTTTCAAAATTAACTTCATACCATGTTTCACCAAAATCAACATCTGCTAGCTCTTTGTTTGCATATTCATGGAAGGCCGCTAAGTTCTTATCATAAATACCAATTCCACACGCATTATCGTGACCGGCAGTAAAAGTAAAGAACCCACTTTCATCCATAAAGTTTTTAAATGAAGTTAATTCTGAATCATTAAGTCCTCTACTTGAACCCTTGATTTCACCCTCATCATTCAGTCTTGCAACAATTGTTGGCTTTTTATACTTCTGACTCAGTCTCATTGCTACAAGTCCATTCAACTCTGGCGGGAACTGGTCATCATCTTCTAATCTCACAAATAAAATTTTATTTTCAAGTAAGTCATGTTTGTGAATTTTAATTTCTAACTGTTCCTCAACTTTATCAAGTGTTCTGTTCTGTTTAGCCCTTGCATTCGTACACTCTCTAGCTGATTCAATTGCGAGCTCTTCCAGCGCTCCTTTAGCTCCGCGCTTATGACTTTCGACCAATTTATGTCCATCAATAAATGCTTCGA